TATGTTATGCAGCATGATGATGGCGGATTGATGATTTTTGATCCTCGATACGGAATTGTGGCCGGAAGCAAGCTTTTGTTTGATACAAACGGAACCACTGTTACCCCAGAATTTCTTGATGAGTATGGGGATATTCAATTTGATTCCGATGGTATGCCTGAGAATGCAAACTTCTTCCTGGACGCAAGGGATGGAAGTGCATACTTCCGTGGTAAGGTTAGCGCTATTGCGGGCCAAATCGGTGGATTTACCATTGAAGAAACTTTCCTACATGGAGGTAGCGGCTCTAACTATGTGGCGCTCAATGGCTCTGGAAGTGGAACCAATAGCCTATATGCGATTTGGGCAGGCAATTCCAATCCTGCAAATGCTCCGTTCTCTGTAAAAAAGAATGGGGATATCATAGTACGAAATGGTGAATTTAGCGGAACTGTTTCTGGCGCTTCTTTTAAGGATCGTTACGGAAATTCTATGATGAACAGCGCCTATGAATTTACTGCTGACTACCTAAATCTTAATGGTCTAAATGTGGGAAATGGTAATTTCGTGGTGGATTCTTCTGGTAATGTCTCGATCCGTGGAAGCATTACGATGGCCGCTGGATCTTCTATCAACTGGGCATATGTTCAAGAGGTAAACCCCAGCCAAAATTCTGCATATTCTTTGGCAAACAGCGCGATTGATTATGCGGCAGATGCTTATGATAGGGCAGTTGATGCGTATAACAACGCGGATGATGCTTACAGCCTCGCTTGGGAAAACCGTTTGACAGATAAAAATGTATTTGACGTTTTGACAGGCGGAGGAAGCAGATTTGGTATTTTTAGCGATTCGTCAAGCAATCGTCTTTATATTAACGCCAATTATATTCGCGCTGGTACGATTGACGCCGATATTATTACGCTGGGCAGCAGCTATGGCGGATTTTGTTGCGGAGAAGGGTCTGACGGCGTTAGTTCAACATGGGGTTCATTGATGTACGGATCTGCCGGCCCGTATGCAAACTATTATATGTTTGTAAGTAATAAAGGAGCAATGATGCGAGGAGGGAGCGCATCTATCTATTGTGCTGGGAATGGCATCCATGCTTCGGAAGAAATCTCTGTTGACTCAGATATTCGATTGAAAAACGATATTAGAACCGATGTGGAACGGTATGAAAAGTTTTTTCTTGGATTGCAAGCTTCCACATTCTGTTTGAAGAATCATGATGATGGGGCACGTCATATTGGATTTATTGCGCAGGATGTAGACCAAACACGAATTTCATGTGGGCTTGACAAAAGAGATTTGGCACTTCTTGAATTTTGTGAGAAAGACATCAAAAGTACCTCTGGAAATGTGTCAGAGAAATATTACAGTATTCGATATGGAGAGCTTATTCCGCTGTGCGTGCATATGATTCAAAAATTGTATCAACGCATTGATCATCTCGAAAAGAAATTGGTAAAGGAGTAACAACTTATGAAAACCGAAATCATGCAGCGTCTGAATCTTATTTTGGGAGCGCTAAACTCTATTTCTGTAAGCGGAAAATCCAATCTTGCAAATCTGAGTGGCAGTATTGCAATGTTGGAGGAAGTGGCTCAGATGCTAAATGGTGCAGAGATTGTGGAGATTGAGAAATCCACCAAGAAATAATATGGAGGGTGGTGATAGGCGTGAGTTGTGACTACAACCCTTATACTCTCCCTACGGTTGACTTTGTAGGAGGATCGACGCAGGAGCTTGCGTTTCATACATTCTTCTCACAAAACAAAAGGCCGTTCGATCTGTCAGCTTGTACAGCGAATTTTGCAGTTATCAATTTTGTCAATAAAAATGGGACACCATTGATTTCAAAGCAAATGGATATCATTAAAAGCGAAGATGGAGATGGAACGGTTGCGAATGTTCTCAAAGTTGTGTTGTTGCCCGAGGAAACGGTAGACCTGTTTGGAAAGTTTATTTATCAGATTACCATTCAAGATATTTCTGGAGAAATTGAAATTCCAGACCAGGGGATTCTTCGTATCGCAAATAACATCAATAAAGTATTTAATCGTTAAGAACAAAGAAAACTAATGCGAAAGGATGGACGATAATGAATACGACATATTTTTTGAATCTTGTTTCAGGTAATGTGTTCGGTTCTCAGAAGACGCCGGCGATTCCAACCAAATATTATTTGGGTCTGAGTAGCGCCGCTCCCAGTTTGGACGGCTCGGGCGTGGTAGAGCCGGAGGAGGGGACTGGTTATGCTCGTGTTGAGCTAACTTCTTTGAGTGCTCCGCTCAACGGTGTTGTGACCAATACTGCCGCAATCGATTTTGCAGAGAGTACGGCAGAATGGGGAACTATGACGCATTTTGTAATCTATGATGCTTTGACTGAAGGAAACCTATTGATGTATGGCGAGCTGTCTGCAAGTCGTAAGGTCGAGGCCGCAACCATTATGACCATTAAGTTGGGATCTCTGAATTTGTCTGTGGTCAACCCATCTACATAAGGAGGATAGAATATGAAGGAGTACGATATTTTCCTTAAACAGCGTTTAACTGAAGGTAAAATCATCGTTTACTCCCTCCCATTTCGTGATGGTGTATCCGCTGTAAACAGAATTGTTTTGCAAGCGTTAGTGTCTTATTTTACTATGCAGAAAAAGATTGCGATTGCCAATCAATCCGTACTCGTATCAGAAATTGACGATATGCTGGCTACGGTTTATGAAAAGATTGAAAATCAAGTCTGTTTGGATGCAAGCGCTGTACTCACAACAAGATACCAAAATGAATTAAAGCAAGCAGCGATGGAGTTGGACATCCCCAATCTTCCGCTGCTTGCTTTGAGTTTCTTTGCTCTGGAAGATCAAGTCGGTGTACAAGTAAACCAGCCATTTGCATATGCCAAAAGTTCTTTGGGTGAGTCTAAAAGTGCAATGGTTGTTTTGGCAAAAAGCCTGGCAGAGCAAAAGCGTATTTTTGATGTGATGCAGACTCGGACGGTTTTGGGAGCGGATGACCTTGACTTTCAGAAACATGGTTTTGAATCGGGAGATAGTTCAGTTTGTATTGATCAGACAAGCCCAGAGTTGCTTTACCGATATACAACTGGACTGGAAGCAATGTTTGAAATTATAGCAAGTATTGGAGAAACAGAATTTCACTACTCTCTTGGAGATGGCGACAGCTCAATTTGTATTCAGAGTTCTGAACCGGAAACGTCAGCCGTTAAAAAATTCGAGATCGGTAATGATATCGAACTGTTCGCAGAATTAGTTGTTAAAACGATAAGTCTATTTTCTGTCTCAAACGATATGTCAATTCTCATGTCTCTAAATGCAGGAATGAAGCGACATCGCTTGCTGTCCGAATTGGATGGGAATGTTTTGTCAGATATAGATGATATGACAATGGAAGAATTGGACTATGTAATACTTGCGTAAAGGGAAAGGAGAAAGGTATGTCACAGGCTCATCTTGGAAGCTTCAATGGAACTGTGACGCCAGGAATCAATATGCTTGAGGTTTTCAAACAAAATGAGCTTGTTGATAATCCCAATAGCATTTTGAATTATGGCAACATGGTGCTGAAGAAGTTTGGGATTTCGTGTCCGGCTGGGACGGTTGTTAAAATCAATGAGAAAGAAATCCCGATCTTTACTGGCGTTTTTGAATTGGGAATGAACCAGATTGATATTACATCATTGATCTTTTCAGAGGCAGTGGATGTAAATATTTACTATATGTATTAAGAGGGGAGGCAATGCGTAATGGCCGATTTGCCTTTTTTCAAATATAGCGGCACTGGAGGCGGCGGAGGTATTAGTGGGGTGTCTGGATTTAATATCGATGAAAACGGATATCTTCACGTGACCTATGATGATGGAAGAATTGAAAATCTTGGTAAGGTCAAAGGGGAAGATGGCGCAGTTGTTGTTCCCCACATTGATGAACACCATGTTCTGACATTCACCGTAGAGCAGGAAGTAACGGAACTCCCCGGCCCTGTTGATTTGAACCCGAATGATGAATGGTCTTCTATGGAAGATGAAGAAGAGGGAATCGTAACCGATTATATTTGGGAACAAATGTAACGCTATATAAACTCTTAGAGAGTGTTTATATATTTTGATTCTATTGTAAAGGAGGGAAATCGAATTGGCTAATGTA